GCCAAGTCGTTGAACATCTCCCCGCAAACACTTGATCTCGTCTTCGCCGAGCAAGGCAACAGGAGCGCGAGAGCCAAGCGGCGCGGGTTCACTGGCGAGCAAGCCTCTGCATACCGCAATAGAAGAAAGGGCAGCGCCATGTCTGGCCTCGCTCAACGCATTACTAGCTTGGAGACGCAGATCGTCGCCAAGAGAGACGAACTTGAGGCCCATCTCGAAAGGATGGACGATACCAACGTCAGCGATGCTGATCTCGAAATCAACGGCAGGCTCAACGCCGAAATCGCCCAACTCGAAAAGACGCGGGCGGCGCTGGTCGATTCCGAGAAGCTGTTGGCCAAAAACCTGGTGGACGAAAACGGTCGCAGCTCAACTCGCAGCCGCGCACTGACCACGACCTCGCTCCCCGTGACCGAGCGTGTGGCTGGGCTAGCCGTCATCAGCAAGGTCAAGAAAGACCTTGATATGATGGATTGGCTCGTCCGCGCCGCAGTGGTGACGTATGTCGCCCGAGCATCGGCGCGTCCGGTCGATGAAACGCGGCAGCGCATCTATGGTGACGAGGAAGGCACCCACGCCTTCACCGACATCGTAACGCGCGCAGCGTCCGCGCCAGCAATGACGACCGTGACCGGATGGGCGCAAGAGCTCGTTCGGACAACGTGGACCGATCTGATGCCGATCCTGATGCCGCAGGCGCTCCTCACGCGCCTTGCGCCGAAGGGATTGACACTCAGCTTCGGTCAGACGGGCCGGATCATCATTCCAACTCGTAACCGCACGCCATCGCTTGCGGGCTCGTTCGTCGGCGAAGGTTTGGCGATCCCGGTTCGCCAGGGCATGTTCACTTCGCAGACCCTGACGCCGAAGAAGATGGCCGTGATCAGCACTTGGACGCGGGAGATGGGCGATCACTCCATCCCCGCGATTGAGGGGCTGATCCGCGAAGCCATCCAGCAGGATACCAGCGTGGCCATCGATAGCGTCCTGATCGACGCTAATCCGGCAACCACGATTCGTCCCGCTGGCTTGCTCAACGGCATCACGGGCGGCACGCCAACGGCTGGCGGCGGCCTCGCTGCACTGGTGAAAGATATCGAGAACCTGATCACGGCGCTCGCTACTGGCACCATGGGCAACATTCGCAACCCGGTTTGGCTGATGAACCCGACCGACGTTTTGCGTGTCGGTTTGTCGCAAGCGACAACGACCGGCATTTTCCCGTTCCGCGATGAGATCGCGCGCGGGACGCTGGTCAACATCCCGATCATCGACTCGGTGACTGTGCCGCCGCTGACGATGATCCTGATCGACGCCGCCGACTTCGTTGTGGTCGGTGGTGAAGCTCCGCGAATGGAGATGAGCGATCAAGCGACGCTCCACATGGAAGACACCAACCCGACTGACCTCGTTGCGTCGCCGTCTACGGTCGCCGCACCGCAGCGGTCGCTCTTCCAGACCGACTCGCTCGCTCTGCGCATGATCATGCCGCTGAATTGGACTCAGCGTCGTGCAGGCACCGTCGCGTTCGTTTCTGGCGTGACGTGGTAACGAGGAGAACCCAGCATGACTAAGCTAGCTGACAATCCTGCGACTGAGGCCGCCAAAAAAGCGGTCGAGGCTGACAAGAAACTTCTTGATCAGTCGCGCGCCGAGTATGCCTCTCGCACGAAAGGCAAACCGACGCCGACGCAGGCGGAGAACGATCTCGCGGTGTGCGGCGCGCACATCCTCGAGCACGAACCGGATGGGAGCGATCCCGATCCGAACGTGACGACCAAGAGCGTTGAGGCCGCACCGAAGTCGGGCGGCTATCAGACGCGGGCATCGCACGCCTCGCACTCTCGCTCTAGCGAGTGACAATGGCTGGCTGGCTGTCCCGTTTAGCGAAGTATGTCGGCAAATCGATAGAGGGCCAATACCGTCCCGGTCCCTATCAACTGCCGATCACGGGCGGCTGGCTTCCTGCCGACGTTGGTCAATACACGAATTGGTGGCAGATGGGGTACACACCCTATCAGCCATCAACGCAATCGGTGATGGTCGAGGCTTGCGTCTCGGCCTATTCGCAGACCGTCGCCATGTGTCCGGGCGATCACTGGCGGCTCAAAGGCAACGGCGGGCGAGAGCGGGTAAAAAACTCGGCCCTCGCCCGTCTTCTTCGCCATCCGAACGATTACGAATCGATCAGCGACTTTCTCCTAAACGCGGTGCGCCATCTCTACACGATGGGCAATTGCTATGCGCTTTGCGTGCGCAATGACCGCTATGAAATTTCCGAGCTGCATCTGATGAAGCCGGAAATGTCATGGCCGAGGCTCGCAGTTGACGGCGAGATTTTCTATCAGCTGCGCGGCAATGACGTGATTGCGCATCGCATGGGCGAAGCGGTCTTCATCGTGCCAAAGCGCGACGTGCTGCATATCAAGCTGCATACGCTCCGGCAGCGTTTCCCTGTGCCGCTGATTGGCGAAAGCCCCATCGTGGCGGCGTACATGGATATTGAGGCCTCGCAATCCATCCTCGCGCAGCAAGCCGCGTTCTATCAGAACCAAGCGCGGCCATCGGCGGTGCTGTCAACCGATCTCACGCTCGACAAGGATCAGGTGCAGGCACTCCGCGACCGCTGGAACGATCAGAGCAAATTGCTGCACGCGGGCGGCACGCCGATTCTGACCGCAGGATTGAAAGTGCAGCCATGGTCGATGGCCGGCAAGGACGCGGCGACTGCCGAAATGCTCAAGCTGACCAATGAGCACATTGCGCTCGCCTTCCGCATTCCGCTGCAAATCTTGGGACTCGGCGGCGCGACCTACAACTCGACCGAGCTGCTGATGCAAAGCTGGATTGCTTCCGGCCTTGGCTTCTGCCTCAACCACATCGAAGAGGCTTTCGGCGTGACGTTCGCGCTGAAAGGCCAGCCCGACGAATATGTTGAATTCGATACAGCGGCATTGCTCCGGTCGGCGCACAAGGACCGGATCGAGGCCCTGGCGCGCGGCGTCATCAGCGGCATCTATGCGCCCAATGAGGCCAGAAACTCTGAAGGTCTTCCCGATGTCAAGTTTGGCGATGAGCCGCGCGTGCAGCAACAGGTCGTGCCGTTGAGCGCGGCAGGCGAGATTCCGGCTGCGCCGGGACCGCATGCACCGCCGTCAGCGCCCACCGCTCCGCTGGAAAAACCGCCGCTCGAAAAAGGCAATCGCGATGACCTTACAAGAGAAGTCCGAAACCTTTTTAGACTCACCGAGCGCATCGGACGAGGGCGAACTCCTCATCGATGCGTGGCGGGTCTGCCTCGCTGAAGTCCTGAACAAGCAGCAGCAGGAGTTTGACCGTCAGCGCGAACTGATGGCGGCGCAATCGGCCGCGATTATTGGACAGCTTGAAGCGAAAGTCGCATCGCTCGAGGCGCGAATTCAATCTCGGCTGGGCGAACTGAAAGACGGCCCGCGGGGCGAAGTCGGGCCGAGGGGCGATAAGGGCGATCCCGGCGAAGAAGGACCGCAGGGCGAGCGCGGCCCGCAAGGCGAACGCGGTTTCGAAGGCTCCATCGGTCAGCGCGGCGAGAAAGGCGATCCCGGCGAACAAGGTCCGCAGGGCGAGCGTGGCCCGCAAGGCGAACGCGGTCTCGAAGGCTCCATCGGTCAGCGCGGCGAAAAAGGCGATCCCGGCGAACAAGGACCGCAGGGCGAGCGCGGCCCACAAGGCGAACGCGGTCTCGAAGGCTCCATCGGTCAGCGCGGCGAGAAAGGCGATCCCGGCGAACAAGGACCGCAGGGCGAGCGCGGCGCACAAGGCGAACGCGGTTTCGAAGGCTCCATCGGTCAGCGCGGCGAGAAAGGCGATCCCGGCGAACAAGGACCGCAGGGCGAGCGTGGCGAGCCTGGAGAGCAAGGTGACGACGGCGCGGTCGGTCAGAAGGGCGAGCGTGGCGAACGCGGCTCAGCGGGGCCTGTAGGGCTTCGCGGGCCTCGCGGCGAAAAGGGTATTCGGGGTGAGCGGGGCGAACAAGGAAAGAGAGGCCAAGATGGCAAGCAAGGCAAGCAAGGCGAGAAAGGCGAGAAAGGCGAAATCGGACCCACGGGGCCGCAGGGGGACCAGGGCCCTGTCGGCACGCAAGGCGAGCGCGGTGAAACGGGCGAGCGCGGGCCGCAAGGCGAAGTCGGCCCGCAAGGTCCGCAGGGCGAGCGCGGCGATCTAGGGCCCCAGGGCGAACCGGGACCGCAGGGTGAGCCCGGCCTTGATGGCGCTCAAGGCGAGCGCGGTGAAACGGGCGAGCGCGGGCCGCAAGGCGAAGTCGGCCCGCAAGGTCCGCAGGGCGAGCGCGGCGATCTAGGGCCGCAGGGCGAACCGGGACCGCAGGGTGAGTCCGGCCTTGACGGCGCTCAGGGCGAGCGCGGCGAGAAAGGCGACACAGGCGATCCCGGTTTGCTCCCCATGGTGCGGGCATGGATTGAAGACGAAATCTCCTATCGAGGCGACGTTCTCGTCTGCGATGGCTC